GTCGCTCCGCCCATGAGTTAGTAGCATTTAACTCTGACGGGAACAAAGTTAGTTCCAACTAACTCACTCGCGAAAAAAGAGGGCAACCGAAGTCACCCTCTCACAGAAATCACTTTTCAATTTCTTTTCTAAGTTCTATATCATAACTAAGAAGTTCCGCACAAACACTCACAAACAGTCTGTCCAACTCTTCATTAGTTTTTACATATGTCATAGCGTCAAGAGTTCCCTTTAAGTTATCCCTGATTTCCAATAATTTTCTGTTCATCCCACTTTAACCTTTCCTGTGTTATAAATCTGTCCCAATTTCCAACAGATGCCAAAAGATACATGTACTCCAACGAAAGACCGATTTCATACGTTGATTCTCGTAGCACAACATTTGAACGAATTTCAATTCGATGTTCTGATGAATCATCTGTATAGTAAGTTCCATAGTCACTGTCATTGTACACTGATTCCAACTTACCCGAATTACGGAATACGAAACCAACATTGAAGTTTTTGATTGTTCCCATTTCTCTCGCTCCTGCTTTTTTGGGTACTCCTGCGATTGTAATTTTAAATGTCCCGTCTTGTCTAGTGTATGCATACTTTTTCGCTCCTAATGTTTTAAACTGTTTATATGTTTCTTCATATTCATATACACCTAAGTAGTGTGTAATGCCTTTTTTGTCATCAGCATATCCTTTGTTTGATATACTAAGTTCTTTTAGACCCTGATTATATTCCTCTATCCTTGCCACAATTCTATTATAATCATCACGAACAAGGAACTTGACAGAATCAGTGTCGCAATATACAAAATTATCTCCAACAATGTTTATCATCTCTTTCAATTTGAGTCTAGCCCATGCAGTCACCCAGCATCCCCATGCATATAACAGGAATGCTTTCTTGTTGTATTTCTCCAACTTCTCACCGATATCAACTATATCTTCCAGTGTAAAAGCTTGGTCTGGTTCATCCATATAGATAACATCTGGTTTTACTGGATTCTGAGCACACATACCATATAATGAGTTGATGAGTTCCTTACTTCTCATGTAATTCAATTCCTGACCATTAACATTCTTGAGTGATGTTTTCTTATGAAACAAGTCAATGACTAAATCACGAAATGCTTGCGGTAAATATCCATATTTCGCAATATATACCTGACTAATTTCAACTTCTCCAACATACTCACTCTTGACTATCTTCCAGTCTATATCGTTGAATACATACACAGCCTTATCAGCACTCAATACTCTACCATTATCAACAACCTGACCTGATATCTCAACAGCTTTGTCGAGACTCAAGTAAGGTGCACCATAGTAAATATCTCTTTGTTGTAAGTTGGTTATTGCAAATACAGCTATAAAACAACAGTCTCTTATCTGACACTTCTTTTCCAGTTCATCAATATCTGTTATCATTCTAGGAGTGAAAGCACTCATTGGAAAACGATAGTTCAACATAACATCTGGATAACTGCTCGCCCTGTCATAACTAGCCACATTCTCAAGAATCTTGTTTACATGATATCTGTTTGCGTGTGTGTCACCACCACGGAACTCAAGTCTCAACAGCTTATACACATCAACATCACACATCATAGCTTGTAATTGATTATGATTGAACTTACGCATTGCTTCTTTAGCGAGTCTTCTAACATAACCTGTAGAAGTTAACGGTAAAGAATACAAAGTGTCATTTTCCATTCTCATTCGCACTCGCATAGCTTCTAGTAGACCAACAACGTCATTACAACAGTACTGCAATTCTTCTGTTGTCATTTCAGTCCACGGGTAACGCTTCTTTGAATAGTCAAATTCAACACCACTAAGCTTTTGGTGAACAACACCCATATCCCTAGTGAAAGCGTCCAGACTCTTGTTGGTCTGTATATAAGAACATCGAAACTGTGCCCCGTCAATATCGGCTCTGACAACCTTTCTGGATTTTAGGGCAAATATTTTGTCTTTTCGGAAAGGCAACCAGTGACGCATGAATTGGAATTCATAACTGAGGTTATGTACCCAAACCAAAACCGTAATCCCCTCATGGTAAAAACTATCAAGTAACTTAGTGAATTGTTTCCATGTTCTACCAAAACAGTACCATATATTCTCGTTTCTTAAATCCATGACAGCAAATTGCCATATATACATAATACTCTGTTCAACATCATCAAGATAAGTTGTTTCAATATCGAAAGCACACATGCAGTTGCGGAATAATGTCTTATCTGCTTTCTTTCTTTTACTGTAGTTTCTGGCAATTGGTATACTTTTGATAATGTCAGAAACGCACTCTCTTGGGACTTCTTTTACGGAATTCTGATTCATACTCACGATATCTCTCCAATATTTTTTGTGCAGGTTCATCAGTGTGTTCAAGGTAGATATCGGCGGCTTTATCGCTGTCGTATATGATATCTTCGGAATGTGTTCTTACAAGATTCATAAAATCATAGAACTTTGATGCTTGTCTCCAATTCTTGAACTGATTAGTTCCAAACGTAATATTTAGTCTTTCAACTGCCGCCTTACGCTGTCGTTTTCTTTCAGCTATCACAAATGTCTTGTTCTTCAATGCCGCTTCTACTTCACGAATTGCCATTTCCAAGTTACGTTTAGACTTAATCTTTGAAACAACTGGAATTCTAGGTTCAATATAAGCCCTCGCCGCTTCTACGTCTTTCGCATAAGCACTTTTAGAAACTTTTGCTATTTGACCTGTAAGTTTCTTTCTCAACTCTCTGTATTTGACTTCAAGCTGTACTCTACTTGCAGATTTCTTTGCCATATTTTCCACACTCCTTTCCTATTAAAGAGAGTATCACATTCTCTCTCAATACTATCATTAATGCATTACTTCTTGAAGTACCCAGTTTAGAAGCAAGTTCATCAAGGTTTTTCAAGATATCCTCTTGAAAATTAACACTCACTGTTTTCATAGTTTTCTCCTTTCATTCTTGAAATGTTTCACGTGAAACATTAGTCATCGTGAAGTCCGTCTATGACGAACCCTACAATTAGACCAACACATAACCCTAACAAGAATAGGCTCATTCTCTCACCTCAATAGTTATCTTTTCAATGTTGTCTCCCATAATGGCAGTTACTACCGAACAACCCGCATATAAGAATACCCAGTACTGGCTGTCATCCACGCAAGGTTTTTTAACTTCGAATCTAACTTTTTCTGTCAGACCTAAGCTAAAGTTGTTAGTCAGCATAACGTTATTGATATAGACAAACATTTTACTTCCTTTTTCAATTTCATCGGCTAACCTTTCCAGTGTCTCAACTATTTCTTTCTTAGTCATTGTTAAAAACTCCTTTCATATAAGTAGTTATCTATGGAACACTTATACAATACCACATATATTGTTGAATGTCAATAACCAAAATGAAAAAATTATTGAAAACATGAAAATATTATGTTACTATAATAATGTCCTTGAGAAACACTTTCACAGGACAGAAGTCCAAACAATTATAATATAAGAAAGGAGATTCCGGTACAATGGTAAGAACAATTACAACTACAGTTATGACACTGAGCATTAAAGAAAAAAACAGTGATGACATTAAGCTTGTAACAAAGGAATTCATCGGAACGGGTTGGACGCAGGTCAAAATGTATAATAATATGAAAAAAGATGTTGAACTCGTTCCGGCAGGAGCAACTGTTGAAAACATCACTACAGAAACAAAGTTCAACACTTACAAGCTTTCTGACGAGGGCTTTGTAAGAGCCGCTATTGCAGAGATGGACAGCGCAGTGGATGAACCAGAGATTCCAGACGATATGAAACCAGTCGTAACAGAGTAACAGTAAAACCTTTTATATCTTGTATTGCCATACTTTTCGAATCACTTACAACTGAATATAGAACTATAGCGTGAAACATTCGTTTTCGTCATTCTGGAATGTTTCACGTGAAAAAAGGAGAAATTAACATGAATATTATTAAAACAAATATCAAAGACAATGAGTGGGACATGAATCTGAGTTATGACATGTTTGAGTCCCCGGACAGATTACGTGGTGCTGACCTCAAAGGAAAACAGGTTCACATTGACAAATTCTGTTTATATGAAGAAGAAAACGCAGAGGGTGAACTGGTAAAAGTTCTTACCGTATCAACCAATGAGGGTCATGTGTTCGCAACAACCTCAGCGGCGTTTGTTCGCACATTCGACAGAATTATGGAACTTGCAAAACGTTGCAACGTTGTAGATGTATGTATCGAAATCGTTACAGAACGTAGCAAGAACAACCGTGAGTACATCACCGCGAAATATGTCAAAGAATAAATCCAAGAGCCTGTACACAACGCAAGGTTATCTGGATGTTGAGGGGATAGTCCAAAAAGGCTATCCCTTCAACTTTATCTGGGGTGGACGCGGTACGGGTAAGACATATGGTGGTCTGAAATATGTCGTGGAGCACAACAAGACTTTTATGTATTCCAGAACAAAACAAACTCAGCTTGACAAGATTAAGAACGTTGAGTTGTCCCCATTCAAACCGTTAAATGCAGATAATGATTGGAATATACAGCCATTCCCTGTAGATGATATTGCAGGATTCTATCACACAAAACTTAATGAGAAAGACCGACTTGTGCCAGTTGGTTCACCTGTTGGTTATGCGTCAGCTATCACCACACTAGCAAATTTACGTGGATTTTCCGCTGAAGATGTGTCTGTATGGATATGGGATGAGTTCATTCCGCAGAAAGGCGACCGTGTTCCAAAAGGAATTGCAACGTCTTTTCTTCATGGTTATGAAACCATGAATCGAAATAGGGAGTTGAAAGGACTGACGCCGCTACAGGTGTTGTGCTTTTCGAACTCAGATAATGTAGGCTGTGAGTTGTTCGCCAGTCTGGGACTGATAAGAAAAGTTGCGGATATGTCACGGAAACATCAGGAAACTGCGTTCTTACGTGATAGAGGTATTGCGTTATATAATTTATGTAACAGTCCTATTTCTAGGGCAAAACAGAATACTGCTCTCTATAAGATGGTAGGTAAGGACAGCGGATTTTCTCAAATGGCACTTGGAAATGAGTTCTATAACACCGACTATTCAGATGTGAGGACGCAAAACCTATCGGAATATCTTCCGTTAGTATTTTTCGAAGAAATCGCAATCTATGAACACAAGTCATCAGATATGCTCTATGTGTGTAAACATAAGCAGGGTACACCAATTCGAGCATTTACCGGAATTAACGAGAAGAACATCAAAGCTTTTAAAAGGTATTATTCATGGATATGGAATGTAAATTATCTCGAAGACAAAATCTTTTTCGAGGACATAGAATCTAAATTTCTACTTGACAGCTATTTTCATATGTAGTACAATGTTCGTATAGGGAAAACAAAAGTCCGTGGCACAAGGACATACAGCGGAACTGTAGTGCGAGGATTCGTCCAATCCATGATACGGACTTTCCCTATATTTAACAGTTCCAAAAAAGAAAGTTGGTGAATAAAATGGATATTAATTCATTGAGTACAATTTTTGCGAATTTGGGTGTGCCTGTGGCATGTCTCACTGTGACATTCTATCTGTGGTATCAGGAGATGCAGTCGCACAAAGAAGAAGTGAGTAAGTTGCAGGATGCGCTCAACAACAACACGCTTGTCTTACAGAAAATTCTTGACAGACTGGGAGAGGGTGATTCGCATTGAACATATCAGCAGAAATCATTGCAAAAACATCTGAAAGCGTAAAGGGATATATGCTCCATCCGCACACGGATGTATACGGCGAATTAAAAGTTGATACCAAAAACCTTGACTTGATGTTACGCGATGCGCCGACTTATGACAGCAATGTGATCGCTTCTATGCCGAAAGGCAGTATATTTTTTGGATATGGATTTACTGATTCCACCCTTAAATGGGTACTCGGACAGTATACCATGCCGAACGGAAAAATGATTGCAGGATTCGCCCACATTGACTATTTAATAAAAAATCAAAAATTAAAACTAAAAGGAGAAACAAAGCTATGACAATGAATGACATTATCGCATTAGCTGGGGCAGGCTTTACGAAAGCCGACATTATGTCGCTTATGAACAGTCAGACTACAGTGCCGTATCAGACACCAGCACCAGCACCAGCACCAGCACCAGCACCAGCACCAGCACCAGCACCAGCACCAGCACCAGTGGTACAGCCAAACATGGGAATGCCGCCAGTTCCAGTGGGAGCGATGGCACAGCAGACAGTCACACCACCAGAATTATTACAGGCACAGCTCACAAGTCCGGCAATGGCAGGACAGGCTCAGAGTCAGATGTTAGACTATGCTTTTCAGCAGGGGAATTATAGTGGGATGCCGGCACAGAGTGTTGTGAACAGACAGTTCCCAAACAATGACCAGTTGACAAATTCCATTAATGCACTGACTAGAGCGGTTCAGGCGAACGGAATTTCACAGAATCTTATGGGGGATAATCACGTACCGACTGTTGATGAAATGACAGCGGCTATTATTAATCCACCAGAAATTATGACAAGGGGGTAATAGAATATGGCTTCATCTGCTTTTGTTAACGCTGAAAAGCCGTCAATTGGAAATTTTAATTCAATTGCTACGTTAAATGCTATTATTTCACAGGCTACAGGTAAAACTGCTATAGGTGCTATTAATGATAATTTTGTTTCTGTCGCTACCACAGCGTTAGGAATTGCACCGGATGATTTACTTAATGCTATTTCGCAGGTTATCTCGCGTACTATTTTTTCTATACGTCCATACAACAGAAAGTTTGCCGGACTTTTTGTAGATAACATGAAATGGGGAAATCATGTTAGAAAGATTAACATTGGTGACAAAGATTGGGAACAGAATGTTTCATATAATTTAACCGATGGACAGAGTATTGATGCTAACATTGTAAGCAAACCAGACATTTTACAGACCAACTTTTATGGTCAGTGCGTGTACAGTAAGCACTACACCATTTTCCGTGACCAGCTGAATATTGCATTACAGAACGAAGAAGAGTTTGAGAGATTTTATACCATGCTCGTTCAGAACACTATGGATATGATTGAACAGTGCCATGAAAATACAGCAAGGGCAACTATTGCTAACTTAATTGGTGGCAAAGTAAAAGGTGATACATCTAATGTTATTCACCTTGTCGCAGAATACAACGGCGTGACAGGTCTTAAACTCGACAGTGCAACAGTTAAGAAACCAGAAAATTTTGTTCCATTTTACAAATGGGCATTTTCCAGAATTAAAACTATCTCAGGTCTTATGACAGAGAGAAGTTTACAGTATCATATCAATATCACAGACCATAATATTATGCGTCACACTCCTGTCCAGAATCAGAGGTTATATTTATATACACCGGAAATGAACAATGTGGAAAGCACTATATTTTCCAGTGTATTTAACGAACAGTACCTTAAAATGATGGACTATGAGGGTGTAAATTTCTGGCAGTCAATACAGACTCCTATGGGAATTAACGTGCAAGCCAGATATATGCTTCCTACTGGTGTTATTACCTCAGATAGTACAGGTACAGAAACATCTAACATTTTAGGAGTCCTCATGGATGAGGAAGCGGCAGGAGTCACAACCTACGGTGCAAGAACCGCCGTTACTCCTTACAATGCAAGGGGTGAGTACACTAATGTTTGGTGGCACTTCAACGACCGGTATTGGAATGACTTCACAGAAAATGCAGTTGTTTTCCTGTTAGATTGATATTTTTGTTTCACGTGGGACGTTGTTATAATGTTTCACGTGAAACATTTTTTGAGGTGATGTTATGAGTTTTGAAGTTAAATTATACAGAGTCAAGAAAAGGAAAAACAGCACTTTCATTCCAGACGGTGAAGCAGGAAGAACCTTGAATTGTGTAGTAAAAGAGGGAACAGGGGTGCTGACTCCTGTTATTACAATTGCTAATTCAGCGGAGACTTTCAATCCGTCCGTGTACAACATGGCATATATTGAAGCATTTTCAAGGTGGTACTGGATTACTGACTGGAAAAATGAAGATAATATGTGGACTTGTTCTCTTCGGGTTGATGTTCTGGCAACATATAAGACGGAAATAGCTGACTATAATTATTATATTTTACGCTCATCAACTTCTTTTGACGGTGATATTATGGATACTTATTATCCGTATAAACCACAGGTTAATCGACATATTTCAACAGGAGAACCATTATGGCAATTGGAAAGTGGTCTTGATACAGCAGGAACGTTTGTGGTGAGTATTGTTAATAAATACGGTATCTCAAATTTTTATGCATTCACACCGCCTCAGTTTAAGGCATTTGCACAGGCAGTATTCGCAAATATCACTTGGATGTTAGGTGATGGGATTAGTGGAATAACAGATAATTTTGCTAAATTGTGTGTTAATCCAGCTCAATATATAACATCTGTTCATTGGTTGCCATTTTCAATAGGTGGAACTGATATGGTTGGAATGACAATAGGTTGGTGGGACATTGAATTGCCGTCTGGTCTTAAAAAACTTGATGATTCATTATTCAAACGTTTCACGAGTAGCGTTACCCCTGTAGTTCATCCTCAAAGTGCGACGAGAGGTAACTATCTTAATTCAAGTCCTTATAGAAACTTGAGAATATGGATTCCCGCTTTTGGTGTAATGACAATAGACAGTGCCAAAGTTCCAAGTGGCAACTCGATTAATATTACAGCATGGGTAGACCCTAGAACAGGTTATGCAATGTGTACCGCTACTACACCTTTGGATACTGGTAATGCAAATGAATTATTAGGGGTGTTGTATACTAATGTCGCTGTCAACTATCAAGTGAGTGATATAAAAACTAACTATACCGCGATAGCGGACAAAGCTACGTCTGCTTTAGGAAGTCTTGCAAGTTCTGTGTTGAATCCTATCGGAGGAATCAGCGGCTTCATCAAAAATGGAATCGGCGCTATACAAGCTACAGGTTCAGCAGAGGTCAGCACACGCGGAACTATAGGTAGTACAATCGGATTAACGTCTGGTATTTATTGTTACTCAGATTGTCAGTTATTAGTTGACGAGGACAGAGCAGACAATGGAAGACCTTATTGTAAAAACGGAAAATTTAGTACCCTAGGAAACGGTTTTTACACTGTTGAAAACGGTTCTACTCCTCTGAATGGGGCATATGAAGCTGAAATTGATGAGGTTAAGAATTTTCTGGAAAGTGGGGTGTATTATGCATAGTTATTATAATGATAATGGAAATATGTTGCTTTTTTATATTCTTGGGAAACAACAGGGTGGTACTGTTCCGCCTATCATACCCGCAGGTGAATGGAAAACTGTAGTTACTGATACATCGGCAGGTTATCTTAACGATGCAGACATGAAGAATAACGCTTCAATTATCTGGGATTATTTCTGTCAAAAACTCGGATGGAATGTGAACAGCGTTGCGGCACTCCTTGGAAATATGCAGGGTGAAAGTACACTGAACCCGGGTCTTATTGAAGTTGGTGGCGGTACTACATCAGCAGGGGCAGGACATGGACTGGTACAGTGGACACCGGCAACTGACCTCTATAAAGTTCTTGACGTTCTGTATGGGGGACATGAAGATTGGTATGACGGAAACAAACAGCTTGGGGTAATCTATGCTGAGTATCAAGAGAGTGTGGGTGAAGCACACAGAGGGATTGAACCGCAGTGGTATAAAACCACTAAATATCCATGTGATTTTAGGCAGTGGGCTTTTAATCAGCTTAATTATGATTTGGAAAAATTAACCTATGCTTTTGCGGCAAATTACTTGCGTCCGGCGGTAGTGGAACAGCCACGGCGAGTTGAGTATACGCGGCAATGGCTTGACTATTTCTTAAAGGGGTGATATGATGAATGTTTTTAGCACAAATGTTCCTGTTAGTTATGACATGATTAACTTGTATACTTCCAGTTATTCCCCGTCTACATTGCATTGCAAGAACACTCAGTTATATTCCTATTTTCTGAGATACCTTTTGCAGAAATGTATGTCAGTATTCAAGTGGGACTTACCGGAAGAGTGGGACAAGAATTATTTTCTGTACACCTTGTACTGTTGGGGATTCTTATGTGTTTTTGAAACTGACAAATACGGTGTGATTCCGCAGGCTTGTGGTTTACAGGGATATAATATTTTTTATCAACCTACAGAGGTCAATATTGCAAACCCGTTGCTGAGAGGTATTAATATAAAAAGAATAAACAAAGACTGTGTAATTCTCAGATTACAACCAGACTGGCGTGGTGTAATGGACATATGTTCTTACTACGCAGACAATATGGCATTAACTGCTGAAACTTGTGAAATTAACATCGCTAACAGTAAGTTAGCATATATGTTTGGCGTTGATGGAAAAGTACAAGCAGAGGCATTGAAGAAAACGTTTGACCAGATTATGTCTGGGAATACCGCAGTATATTATGGTAACAATCTCAGACGTAGGGATGCTATGGGAAATACTACAGACCCATGGACAACGTTTGCTAATAAGCTGAAAGAAAACTTCATTGCGCCAGATTTACAGGATACACTCAGACGGTGGGAAGAAATGTTCTGCAATGATGTTGGTATTCCGAACGTGAGGTCAGACAAGAAAGAAAGGTTGATTACAGCTGAAGCTGAGAGTAACGATTTCGAAACACAGAGTAAATGTGACTTGTGGCTTGAAGAATTGCAGAAAAGCTGTAGAAAGATTAATACTATGTTTGGTGACAAACTGAGTAGTGCCGTGTGGGTTGACTGGCGGAAAGGTAGGGAAGATGGTTAAGATAACGATTGCTTTTCTAGTTGCTGTTGCTATTATTGTGTGGGCAGACTGGACAAAATAGAAAGTAGGTGAGAATATGAGTGCTTATGTTTCTGTAATAGGGTTGCTTAACTGGGATGAAAATATCATTGACAACACGTTTCTTGATGTATTCATAGCGTTGTTCAAGACCGAAACAATAGCAATGAATATGTTGGAACGGTTGGAAGATTTGCTTGTGTATGAGTGTGGGGAATTGGAAGTCACATTACCTAACCCAACATTCTTCAAAAAGATTGTCAAAAGTTGGGCAGACAATCAGACAGGAGTGTGGAAAGCGTACTACTCCGCACAACAGGCTGTAGAGGTAGATGTGAGTAACATTTTACTGGGAAGTACACAGGAAGTATTGACAGGAAAAGATGATACAACAAAGACAAGAAATCTTTCTCATAACGGAACTACCACCTACAACAATGAGGATAACGTAGTCAGTGATAACTCTGTATATGGTTTCAATGAAAGCGGAGCGAAACCAAAAGACCACTCTGTTGTAACTGATAATACAAGCGGTAATAATACTGTCAAATATACAGACGATGAAACCGGTAAAGACGAAAAAAGTCTAAGTCATACAAAAGTTTTCACAGATTACGGGAAATTTTTTGACTCAGCTAGCAGATTGAATATGGTAGCTGAAATGAATGTCATCAACAAAATTATAGTTGATTTCAGAGATAAGTTCTGTTTGAGCGTTTATTAAGGGGGTATAAATATGGCATTTTGGAATAAGTTCCCATTTACCAATTTTCACGAAATGAATCTGGACTGGTTGATTTCAACCATGAAAGAATTGACGGACGGTTTTAATGTTCTTGACAATAGTGTTAAACAGCAGTTAAAAGACTTTAACACCACAATGACTAACACGCTCACTTCTCAGAATACGAAGATTAACGACTTTGTTAATAATTATGAAGCGAAAGTTAATGATATTCCGAATCAGGTGTTGAAAGACGTTAGAACTGTTATGCATGATTATGAAACTGCTGGCGTTTTTGAAGAAATTATCAAAGATACATATGGAGCAGTCAGTTATCTAAATGACATGCAGAACAAAAAAATTGTACTTCTCGGAGACAGTTTAACAGATGAGAGTAGGTCGGTAAGTTGGGTTAAAAGCTTTAAGACCATGCTGACGGGTACAGGCTGTACCGTATTAAGTTATGCTAAGTCCGGAGAAAAAATGGAAGAACAGGCTACAAGATTCGAAGCCTGTACCGTAAAACCAGATATTCTGTGGATATGGTGTGGTATTAATGATGTGAGAGATCAGACAAGTTTATCTGCATTAAATACCGCTCTACATAAGATAAGAACAAAAGTACAGACACTTAATCCAAAATGTCAGGTGTATCTAATGAGTACGTACAAAAATAAGAGAGGTATGCCGTCAGGATGGGTTATTCCGCAAACGGCATATTGGCGTTATATGAGTCAGTACGCTATAATCAACGGATGGACTTTTATTGATGGATTTTCAAGTGCGCCTGTTATTACACCAGAGACATCAATTATGCAGAGTACTTTTTATTCTGAAACCGACAAACAGTATTTACATTACACAGCCGCTTACACCGATATTTTAGCAAGGTGGATTTTAAATTGCATGATTAATCAGTCGCCTGTTCCATTAGGAGACTATAAAGAACTTGTTCCATCGGCTAACTTTTCAGCAAAAATCAATGCGACCTCTAAGTTTGTACCTAACAGTGGTGGTACGTTCTGTGAATTCGGAACACATATGGTCCATGTAAGATTAGTGGGTGCTTTCACGCCAGGCTCTAATAGTCCGCAGTACACTAAAATTTGTACGTTACCAGAATTTTGTAGACCAAAACAGACTTTAGGACATGAACTTGCTTTTCGTGGTGGTGGTATTGGTTCTGATGGTGGTCAGTATGTAGTTCCTGTTTATCTTGATACTGATGGTAGTGTTTATTTTTATAACAGGTCATTGACATTAGAAAGTTTCAATTCTGCCACATTGTCGTGTGATATTTATATTCACGACCTTAAAACTGATTGGGAGAGAACAGCTTCCTAAACGTTAGGGTGACTTCGGTTGCCCTCTTTTTTCGCGAGTGAGTTAGTTGGAACTAACTTTGTTCCCGTCAGAGTTAAATGCTACTAACTCATGGGCGGAGCGAC